TGTTGAGCAATGATTGGGGCAACACGGAATATAACTTCAGCGATTGCGGCCTGTCTTTGGGCTTCAAATGCCTTTCTGCGGAGTTCCTTTTCTTCTTCCTGCCGTTTCTGGTTCAACTCCATTACTTTCTGCTCATTCTCACCGGCCAGACGGATTTCAGCATCGTACTTTTGATTTAATTGAGTGATTTCATTGTCTATTCTGGCTTGCCGTAAGTTTGCAAATCCCTGAACAATGTCGTTGGCAACCTGTGAATATTCGGTTGTAAGCTGAATGATCTCTCGCCATTTTTTCTGTTCATCTTTTATGAAATCCCTATTACCTGTTTTATCAAGTTCAACCTGTTTCAGTTTTTTGTCACCAATGTTTTTTAGGTATAGATCATAGGATTTTTCAGACTCTTTGTGATACTCATCCATGATGTTTTTGCTTTCCATTCGGTCTTTTAAATCCTGCTGAATCAACGCTTCTCCAGTCTTTTTTGATTGGGCTTCTAGTAAGTCGGTTTCTTCTTTAGCAAATTTCAAACCTTGAGCAGTGTATTTTCTTCTCAACTCAAGTTTGGCATCATAAAGAGCCTTATCAGCACCTAGGCTTCCACCTGCCGAATCCAATTCAACCTTCCTTATTTGTGTAAGGATTTCAAGACGTTTTTCTTCTAACTTAAATTTAGCTTCAAGGGCTTTGATATCCGCTTCAGAAAGTATCTTTTTTTCTTCGCCCCTTTTAACCTCAATTCCTGCGATTTTTTCCAGTTCCTTTTCTTCAGCCTTTAAAATAGCAAGTTCATTTTCTGCATCTTTAAGGGCTTTTGTTGCTACTCCGTTGAAATCACCTGCTGCTTTAATCTTCTTTTCAGTAACCAAAACTTGTTGATTATAGATTTTGTCCTGCATTCCTAAAAGCAAAAGGACCGCTTCCTGCTGACGGATGAACTTTTGATTCTGAACGGTCAGATCACCACCGTATTTAATCAATTGCTTTACAATATCCGCTTCGGCCCTTTTCAATCCAAGATTCTCGGCAGTTTCTTTTTTTGCTTTTTCGCCAATTCCAGACAATTGATTGGCAATTCCTGCGGCCAAATCATAAGCACCTTTCAGGAATGGTTCTAGTTTATTCCCTACCGCCAAAATCAGATTATCAATTGCGTTATTGAATCTGTTTTGGGAATTGACCATTCCATTTAGATTTCTTTCGGCAGCAGGACCAAAGGTCTTTTCGAGTTCAGTTGCAAATGCCGGAAGTGCGGTTTTGGATAAAACCTGACCTTGCTCAAGCATCTTACCCAATTGGCGTTCATTTACATTTAAGGCTTTTGCCATGATGCTGAAAGCCCCTGGAATACGTTCACCCAATTGGCCTCTTAACTCTTCAGCCTGAACCGTACCTTTTGACATCATTTGACCAAGGGCCATAAATGCACCTTGCATTTGATCGGTGGTCAGTTTGAGAACCGTTCCGGCATTAGTAACCGCTTCAAATTGTCGGTTCGTCTCGTCTTGTGCTTGTCCGGCAAGAGTTGAGGCAGTAAAGAATTGTTTATAGGCTTCCGTTGCCGATGCCAGACCTAAACCATACTTATTGATTAGGTTGGTTAGGAACTCTTGATTTTTGGCAAAGTTCTCAGCACTACCTGATCCAAATTCAATTGCCTTGTTGTAGCCCTCAAATTTGATGGTTGTTTCAATTACTTGTTTTGTGAATGCAGATATTGCGGCTATCGAAAATGCTCCGGCTATTAATGGCCCAAGTTTCCCTGCCATGCCTCCAACATTCTTTAAACCACCTGCAACTTCATCCGTTGCTTTCCTGCCTTCGGTTCCGGTTTCCTTAATCGTCTGGTTTAGCTTTTGAGTCTGAACAATCGCCCTCTTTTCAGCCTCGGTCAGTTTATCAAAGTTCTGTTGCGCTTTCTGAATATCACCTTCCTTGATGATGTATTCGACAACAATCTGATTGGTACTTAAGGTACTCATTTTTTCGCATTGGATTTGTCATTTTTCAGTGATGCTACCCAATGCGAGTACATCAGGTAGTAAGTGTAGAGGGGTTGTTCGACCAATTCAGGAAGACCGACTCCCATTCCTTTTGCAAAGCTAAGATTTTCACCGAATCTTCGTTTGAAGTCTCGGAGGCAAGTAATGTAATATGATGCTCTAACATCTTTAAATTCATCAGAGTTTCCCCCTGTAAATAAGTGTTCAAACTCCTCTGTAATTCGTCTCCAGTAGTCAGATATTGATTTTCCGGAAGACTCAAAAAAAAAGTAGGCACATCGGCATACTTGGCCCAATGTTCAATCTTGGTCTTATTATAGTCGTGCTGATAGCTGAACGGATTTTCAATCTCGTCAAAGTATTTCACCGTTGCCAGTTTGATTTGAATCTGGACTGAAATAGCCAGTTCTTTGCGTTCCTTAAGTCGGGCATTCAATATACCGATCTCAATTAGTTTCTTGTTGGTCTTGATTTTCTCGGATTCCAGAACGGCATCAACGGCCTTGCAATGACTATCCAGATAAACCGGATTAACTGCCGCATCCAACTCCCGATAAATGTCAATAGCTGCATGCATGCGTTCGTATGGAATGTTGATGTCATGCCCGAAACAGAAGTAGTTCCGATCTCCAGAACGAAACGCAAACTTGATCTTATCCCAATGTTTCCTGTCGGCAGTCCCATTGTATTGAGGGATTACAGGTTGATCTTCTGACGTAAGAATGCCAGTAGTTTGAGGCTTATGTGGTTTATTCCAAGGCCAAATATTGAAAGCCATAAAGACTGATTAAAGAGGAAAATTGAAATGAAAAGATATTGCCATGCACCAGAGCAGAAAAGGCATTCACCTAACGGCTTTGCGATGTTTTCGGGTAATTGGCTTAACTGACTTAGATACCATTGGAAAGGCGGCATATGATCCATCAGGTAATCGAAGAACAATGACAGCATTGCCGACACTATCGCTATCTGAAACAGGCATAATAATGCAGCACCCTCTCCGCTTGCCTCCACAATTTGATTCATAGTTACTCATCAAAATTCAACTTTAAACGTCTGATTAACCACATACTTCCCACATTCCTCATAAAAAACAAGGTCAGGCTTTCCCGGTGATCGGGCCGTGATCTTACAGGCAAAAGTCCCTGGTCTTTCAATTGTCCTAACCGTATAAACGGAAAAGGATTCCTTTTTGGAACAGGAAACCCCGATCAGGAATAGGATGGCAAAAAGTGTGCGTTTCATATCAGTAGCCTTGCGGCAATTCGTTGTAAAAGGCATTCACAAAAGCAACCGTCTCATCTGTTGAACCGTTTGCTACGTTGAATGTGATGCAATTATACACCTTTCCGTCAATTGCAACAAAATTTAATTCTTGCAAGGCCGGATTCAAGAACCTGAGTTCATACGGTCCACCATATGCCGAAAAGAATCCTTCCGGTATTTCAGATGTTGCGAGATTGATCTCAACGTGAGTACCACCGAGGACATCCAAGGTCTGATACGTGACATGATTCTGCCCGTTTGTAATCCTGACCTTGATTTGGTCTTCAAGATAACCAATCGGAACATAAATCAGTAAATCCTCAAAGCAGGAAATCAGAGGTTCGCAAATGGAGTAACAGGTTTTGCAGCAAGAATTATTCATCATTCAATTTCGTAATCGTTGGCAATTTCATGAAAATTTGTGAAAACAAAATATCTGAACTCATCGAGACTGTGCGATAGGTTCGGGTTCTTCAGCTTCCAAGGATCCAGACTTCCTTTTCGGTCTACCTGTGCCTGTTTTAAATCTTCGATCAAAAGATCATTTTCTTCAGCTATTCGGACATTACACCTTTGAAGAACCATGTTAGTAATTACCCTGGATTGAATGTGCGATGGGTTCGCAGGTGCGACCTGAATCTGTGAATCGCTTAATTGCAGATGTGATTTAATAGCCGTATAGGCTGAGATATTATCAGAGGTAAATGCTGACTTGTTTTGCCCGGATGCATCCCCGTTGATGATGAACTTTGCTTTTGGGAATTCGGCCCTGATGGTTTCGCAAAGTATTTTCAGATCCCCGATTCGGTAGGTCTTAATCTTGTTGATTGTGGCATAATACTTTTGCCCTTTGATGTTTTTCAGGAATTGATAAACCCCGCAAGTGTTGGTCACGTTAAAGTCAAATGACAGGTAGACTTCAAACTGTGGCTTGATGTTGATCTTGCCTTTTATAACGTGCTTATCAGCCTCGAAGGAATAGGCAAAGGTTGAATCAATGTCTTCAACTCCCCAATCACCCAATGCCCAAACCTTGTACCTTCTTTCACCTTCCAATCCGTGTGATTTGATTCGAAGCAATCGTTCGTGTAGTGCTTCACGGTCGATGGTGTAATTATCCCAGAAGGTTGATTTATGGTACACGCAATCCGGTTTGTCTTTGTTTTCGTCTACTTCCTTTTTTAGCCAATGGTTGATTGATTCAGGATTCCAGTCCATAATCAATGAAATCGGAACGCCTGTCTCGCCTCTTAGGGTTGTGTCGATGTAATCCACATCTTCACGGGTGAACTGATTGGCTTCGTTTAACCAGGCAATGTTAGCCCCTTCCACACCCTTACCCTTTTCTGCCTTATCCATTCCCAGACCTCTGAACCAATTACCCGTGTGCTTGTTGATGATCTCAAAGTGATTCTTTCGAATGATGAAATCATTTTTGAAGTTCTTATAGATTAGGTTGGTCAGAAGGGTAAATGTCGAACCTTCGATGTCTGAATAAACCTTTCTGGAATGGATCACATTGAACTGGTAAGGCTGAAAGGAATGGTAGATTAGCTTTCGGGCTATGTTGTGAGACTTTGCCGATTGCCTTGTGCCGTAGTGGCCTTCCTTTGTGTAGAGGGTCTCTACAAAAGGCCAGTACCATTTAAGCCAAAAGTTACGTTCAAAATTGTAGTGCATTGATAAGGTTTATATCAGTTATGCTAATTCCGTCCGGCTGCAATGTTAGCACATCAGGACTTATTCAGAAGGTGGAACAGGTCCGGAAATGGTGACGGTTAATGTGGAAGGTGTTGTTTCGATCTCCTGTTTATCTCGCCATTCTTCCTTAAATCGGTTCTTCATGTTGAAAATCCATGCAGCAGCGTTCAAAGAGGTTTCGACCAGAACCGTATTCCCTTCCGAATCTTTAGTCATTTCCTTCTTATTGAGGATGTTGTCTTTGCCGATTGTCTCCCACCAAAGACGGGAAGCCCGTAATGATTTTTCTATTTCCCTTTTTTCGGACTGAAAAACATCTGGTTCTTTTTCGATTCTGGATTCAATTGTTTTGTAGCAACATTCTACAAATGACTGCTTACTAAGACCTTGTGATAAATGTTCGCAATATTGCTTTGCTAATTCTTTGATCTCATCATTAGAATAAGCGGCATCCTGATTCCCATTTTGGAAGGGCATAGTTGAAATATTTAAGTAGTGCCGTTCTCACGGTAAATGATTTGAATTGACTATTTCTTCTTTGTCGGCTTCTTAGCCGTTTTAGCGGCTTGTCTGAAGTCCGATGCCGATGGTGCGGCCTTTGATCCTACACGGTTCATCTTCTCGCCTGATCCGGCTTCAATGCGTTTCTTCTTTGCATTGATGTTAGCGTATAATCCTTGTTTCATTTTCTTAAGTTCTTTTGAATTTGACTGCCTTTGACTTGACAGACTTTTTACCAACGCATCCCCATGCCTGGCGGCTCAGATCATTGGCACATGGTGGATTCTTGCACTTCTTTATTCCGGCTGATCTTGCGCAATAGGAATCACCTTTTGGCGTGCCGGGCGCAATCGAGTAACCCTTCGCCCCAAACTTGACGGTTTTGTCTCCTATCGTTTTCTTGAACTTCTTTTCAGCCAT